CTTGAGTGATTCGAGCGTTACCTGACGTTTGACACGGATATTGTTGTCATACTTACCTGCAAAACCAGCAGGCAGGGTTAACTTGATACCAACGCGCCTATTTGCCTTAATCATGCTGGCAAGTGGCACCAGTGGCATGATAAGTTGACCGGCAGGCCGAGCCACATTGTCGATCTGGTGCACTGCCATAGCATGGCCGCAGGTAGCGACTAAAAACGCGCCAGCAGGTCCGGTGTCAATGCATACGCCCATTAGATAATGCCGGATATCTTTTTTAGCTGCAAACATGGCAATGGCTGCAAGATGGCCTGGCATGATCATTAGATCATTGTCGATTGTGGCTGTAGTGGTTTCGATTGTTGCGTGTTCCATAATTTTCCTTAGGTTAATTGGCATAATTGCCACAATGCCCTGGCTCGCAGAGCATTAGGTTAATTACGCTCAAAACGCAGAACAATAAACAAAACCCTGATCAGTTTCACCAATGATTGATGTATGCTCATTTAGCCAGTCACGGACAACATCGGCGCGATCTTCGGCTTCTGCACAATCTGAAAGATCAATACAATAATCATTGGCAATGGTCATGGTGTCAGAATGCGAGTAATCGCAGCAAAGCGCGATAACGTCCAGTTCCATATCTGGGTTGATGTCTTCGCAGTATTCAAACAATACCTTCAAGGCGTCATAACCGAATTGCTCATAGCGGTTATAAGCATGGAATGCTTGCATAAATGACTCAAGGTTGACGGTCTGCTTCATGGTTGATCCTAGTTGGTTGACGATGTCGGATGACATCACATAGCGCACCAGTGATGCGCTACAGGATGTGATCAGGCACCAAAACGTGTGGCTTCACTTGTTTTAAATGGAGTGGTCAACATGAGGGCATTACGCGCCAGTTCGGGCGTACCTAGCTTGACATAGGCCAGACGCTGCAGCAAGTGGTCATAGTTTTGATTGCAAAGACGTTGCATATCGGCGCGCTCTAATGGGCACTCAATCCATTTCAAGCCGTGACGCTCACCATTAGCGCGGATGCTGGCTCGATGCGCCATGTAAGTGGTGCGGTTCATTTCAGAATACGACATAGTGTTTTCCTTTGGTTTGGGTTGTTAACGTGGAGTAGTGTCACGGATTTTATTACAGCCAGTCAGTCACATATGTGACAGCAAACCATGTATTTTGTACTGATCGTTTGTACAGTATGGTTGTTAGGGTTTACCCTTACATTTCTTGCACAATTCATACATTGTGCATTGTGTAAAAAAGGGGCAAAACAGCCCGTTTCTTACACAATTTACACATATATCCTTAGGATATGTGTATTGTGTAAAGGGATGCATGGCTAAAATGCACCCATTGCTGACTATGGGGTCAGTAAATTAAGTTAGGAGGTACTAACATGTATGGTGTAACAGATCAAAGGGCAGAACTGTCTAACTTGGCGGTTGACCTAATGGTGTCTGAAGGGTTGTCACTTCGCAAGGCATGCATTAAAACAGGCCTAGACCCGGCTAGGTTCCTTCGGGCGGTTGACGCCGACCCCGAACTAGCAAAACAATACGCCCGTGCGCGTCAAGCTCTTTTAGACAAAATGGCTGATGAAATCTTAGAACTGGCGGATGCACCAGTAGCTAAGTTAGACAACGGAGCGACCGACCCCGGCATGGTCCGTCAGCGCCAGCTACAGGTCGATACCCGAAAATGGTTTCTCAGCAAGCTCGCACCAAAAATCTATGGCGATCGCCTAGACGTGTCCGTGTCCGACACCCGTATTAGTATTAGTGGAGCGCTCGCCGCTGCCCAGGCGCGCCTTGTGGACGTTGTGGACGTTACACCGCGGCTGAGTGCATCTATTGTGCAAGCTGTGCATGATGACGCCGACCAAGAATAGGGGGGGGAGGGCCGAGCGGCTGTGGTCACGGTTACGGATGGCTCGTGAACGTTTTTTATTTTTTTAATATATATTCTCTCCGTTGCCATTTTTTATTAACATACTCACACCATGCAAACCACAATATATAAACCAGAAGATGAGCAGGAGTTAATGGCGGTACTTTGGAGTCCTGCATTAAAAGATAATCCTCTGGCTTTTGTTAAGTATTTGTTTCCTTGGGGAGTTAAGGGTACTCCACTGGAGTATTTCTCTGGCCCAAGAAAATGGCAGAGGGAAGTATTGCAAGATATTACTGAGCATATTGCAAAGAATAAAATAAATGGTGAGAGTAAATCTAACGAAGAGATAATGTACAGCGTATTGCAAGAAGCAATATCTTCTGGACGGGGTATTGGTAAGTCAGCATTAGTGTCATGGCTGACTATATGGATGGTGTCAACTCGTATTGGCAGCACAACCATTATTTCGGCTAACTCGGAGAATCAGTTACGCAGCATTACTTGGGCGGAGATAACCAAGTGGCTGGCTATGGGGTTGAACAGCCACTGGTTTGAAGTTAGTGCCACCAGAGTGGCGCCGGCTAAATGGTTGACTGACCTGGTGGAGCAGGATTTAAAGAAGGGTACAAGGTATTGGGGTGTAGAAGGCAGGCTGTGGTCAGCGGAGAACCCAGATGCCTATGCTGGCGTACACAATTTTGACGGTGTGCTGGTGATCTTTGACGAAGCGTCAGGTATTGATGACAGCATTTGGTCTGTCACTGGTGGATTCTTCACGGAGAACACGCCGAATCGTTTTTGGCTGGCGTTTTCTAACCCACGGCGCAACACGGGGTACTTTTACGAGACTTTTCACTCAAAGAGGGACTTTTGGGTGACTAAGGTGGTGGATGCGAGGACGGTGGAGGGTACGGACAAGGCGGTTTATGGGCGGATTATTGATGAATACGGGCCGGACAGCGCCCAGGCGCACGTTGAGGTGTATGGTGAGTTCCCACGGGCGGGGGATGACCAGTTTATACCGTCAGATGTGGTGGATGAGGCGATGAAACGGCCTAAGTACAAGGACAACTCAGCGCCTATCATCATTGGTGTGGATCCTGCGCGATTTGGGGCTGATGCGACGGTGATTGCGGTGCGGCAGGGGCGGGATATTGTGTCTATAAAGAAGTATAGAGGTGATGACACCATGACGGTGGTGGGGCATATCATTGAGGCGATGGAAGAGTACAAGCCTGCGATGGTGGTGATTGATGAGGGTGGGCTGGGGGCGGGGATTGTGGATAGGCTCAAGGAGCAGCGGTACAAGATCAAGGGGGTAAACTTTGGGAACAAGTCCAAAAACCCGATAATGTATGGAAATATGAGGGCGCAGATGTGGGGTGATATGAAAGCGTGGTTGAAATCTGCTAGTATTCCGCAGGATAGGTTTCTTAAAACAGACCTTATTAGCCCCCTAATGAAGCCTGACTCACGGGGTACGATCTTCTTGGAGAGCAAGAAAGAAATGAAAGCCCGAGGTTTAGCCAGTCCAGACGCTGCGGATGCGATATGCGTGACGTTTGCTTTCCCTGTGGCGCATCGGGAGTACCGTGAAGCCGCGCCGCGCAGGTACTCGGATCACTCGGCGGTATCTACTGGATGGATGGGGTCATGATTCAAGTTAGAGGCAGGCGTGATGGCTACTAAGAAAAACGTATCTCTATCAGTTGGGCGCGGCGAGAAGCTGCCAACGTCCAAGGGCGCTGGTTTGACTGCCAAGGGTAGGGCTGTCTACAATGCAGCCACTGGCTCTAACTTGAAGGCTCCTGCGCCTAACCCCAAGACCAAGGCAGACCAAGGCCGCAAGGATTCATTTTGTGCAAGAATGGGTGCAGTAGCGGCGAATGCCAAAGATGGCGAACGTGCTAAAGCAGCCCTTAAACGATGGAAGTGCTAATCATGGCTACAAAGAAAATGAATCCGTTTGGCAAAGGCGAATCCAAAAAAATGGAGGCTGCTGAAAAGAAAATGGCCCCAAGCAAAAAAGCCTATGCCGCTATGGAAAAGAAGATGGAACCTAGCCTCCACAAACCTATGGCAAGGAAGAAATCATGAAGACCTCAAAACCCGGCCTCTACGCCAACATCAACGCCAAACAAGCCCGTATTAAGGCTGGCTCTGGCGAGAAGATGAACAAAGTCGGCAGCAAGGCAGCGCCTAGCAAGCAAGATTTTGTAAATTCGGCCAAGACGGCGAAGAAAAAATAGCCATGCCACTCAAAAAGTCACCTACGCCTGCGGCGTTTAAAGCCAATATTAGGGCCGAGGTCAAGGCAGGCAAGCCTGTCAAACAGGCCGTGGCGATAGCGTATGCGGTCAAAAAGAAGGCGCAAAAATAATGGCTGACTACACCGGCATTAACAAGGTTGGCAAGGTTGCCGATGTTGGTGGGGGCGGCGGCGACGACAAAGAGTACGGCGATATGCTGTCCACC